AAGCTTTACCAGTAACAGCAGTTTTAAGTTTACTGCCTGGATTTTCACGTCTGTAACGAGCAACACCAGCCTTAGTCATTCCCGCTCCACTCTTTGTGGAACGGAAATATTTTTTTGTCTTAGGAGGGTTTTTACTAGCCTTCCTAGGCATTACTCATAACTCTTTCTGACTTGCATAGTAATTGTATAAGTGTCTGCTGAAGAATGTCCCACTGTCGTAAACATAATATCACCAGTAACACCAGAACCAGCATTATTCGTTAATCCACCGAAACTTGTATAATCATGGTGACCACTTTGATTTTCACCAAGCTCAATACACAAAACATCAGTAGAAGCATCAAACAACACTTGAACTTTCATACCATTACACTGCCACCATATTTTTTCTATGGTAGCTCGTGTGCAACTTGCGCCACGCTGATTTGTAGCTAAAGCTGATACATCAACTTTTTTTACTGCACTCTCACCTGATCCGTCTGAAACATTAGTAAATTTAAGTACAGCAATGTGCTTTCCATCAACAAGAGTTTGAGAGGTAACTGCATCTGCCATATTACTCTCCTATTAGTAAACGGAATATTCAATTTCCAAAGTTGCTCTAAATGCTGTCAATGCTGTATCACAAGCGTCACCTGCACATAAGTAAAGATTGTTACTTGCTATGGCTGCACTTATATTTGGCTCGAATACATGAAATGTTCCAGCAGTTGCATCTAAATCAATATCGATTTCTGTTACTGAATCTGTTGCTGATATTCTTGGATTAAATGATGCGACACCTGCTCCAACAATCTCTGTGCCTGATGATATTGCACTATTAGTCGCAGTACCAGATGTAGCACTTAACTGTAAATTAGCTATTGAGTTAGCATCACTAGCTGCAGCAGTTGTAATTCCAATTACTACTTTATGGATAAAAAACTTAGATGCAGTAACCAAAGCATCTGGATGATCTGCATTTAAAGCACCTAATTCTACAAGAACATCATTGTCTCCGTAAGTTGTGTCTGCTGCATTAGTATCAGCTAAACTTATTGCAAATGTTTGAATTTTTCTTGTTCCTAATGAAATAAGTTGTCCAGTTGAATTAACTGAAAAACCAGTTTCTGTAATAGCACCAGTAGTGCTGTTTTCGTTGATTACTTTGAATCCATCCTTAGATCGAATGGTACTCGAAAAGGTTGTGTTAGCCATTTAAATCTCCTTGTATTGGCAATGTCGAAGTTAATCTTCGTCAAGGTAATTTTAGTATACATAAAAAAAAGGGGTCTGCAAAGACCCCTTTGATAAAAACGAACAATTGTTCGCTTATGCGCCTGGTGATCCGAACACACATCTTGGATCTGAAAAACCAAAGGCATAACGCTCTCTAGCTTTGTATCTCATATTACCAGTATCGAAATCAGCTTCCATACTTGTACTTAATGGTGTTCTTTCAAAGTATTTAAAACCATTAGGTGCATCTGTCTTAATGAAGAACGCATCTGTGTCTGTTAAGAAGTGGTTAATTGTATAACCCTCTGGTAACATACCCATGTTTTTAATTGCGTTTACATCATTGTCAGATGTACTTGGTCTTAATGTTGACTCTAGAAGTCTGTCTGCAACGAACTGTAGTGCAGGTGGAATGATTAATTTCGTTCCTCTTAATGCTACAATCATATTTCTTTCATCGACAAAGTTTGATATGTCAATCAAAGCATTTTCTAATGATGTTTCATTAAGGTCTGCTGCAGTTGATGGTTCATTCGAAAATGTTCCACCACCACCTAATGGGTGGTCTGTTGCACAAAGCTCTTTACCATCACCACCTGTAAAGCTTGAACTAAAAGCATTATTAAGTGTTGCGGCAGCTTTTACCTGCTTTGTGTGTGACATTGATCTTGCTAATGCTCTTGTATATCTTCTTCCAAGTTGGTCATACAAGTTGTCTTCCATTGCTTCTTCTGTTAAAGCAAAAGCTAATGAAATTGTTTCCATTGTATAACGTGAAGTATACACTTCGTTTGCATCATCAAAGGCAACACCAGCACCTTCTGACTTAGTTTGTGCATTCCCAAATCCACTTAACATTACTTCTTCTTCGAAAGCTCGATCTGAAGTCTCTGTCTCATAAATTTCAGCGTGCTGATTGTCATAACGATCATATTCCATGCCGAATAAAGCGTTAAGACCAGGTTCTAACTCTTTTACGAGTTGCGCTCTTGATATAGCCATAATCTAATCTCCCTTACGCTAATCCTGCACCTTTTTGTCCAAATATGCTATTTTGAATAACTACTTGAACATTGGTGGCATCGGAACTAACATCGCTATTTTCTGGATCTTGTGATATATCTATCGCTTTGATCGGTAAACCAGCGGTTGTTGCACCTGTTGTTACATCCAACTCTGCACCTGATATACCAGTCACAGTTGAACCTGCACTTGTATATACGATGTCAAAGTTACCAAATAAATCCGCAATTGGAAATGCAGCGTCACATTGAATCTCATAGATAACATTTGGATCATCTATAATAAAAGCTTCAATGTCAGAAGCATTTGTGCTTGCAGGATAAAAATTAGAAAAAGTTTCCTTTTTCGTGGTTGGATCCGTAAATCTACAACCATTGAACACTCCAACTATTGGAACAGTCCCACCATCTGCGTGTACTTCAACAGTACCACCAGTGACTTGGGCAACCATGTCACCTTGAAAGATAGCTGTTCCGTAATTGGCAGCGATTCTATATCGGCTTTGTCCACCATGAAAGGCTTGTCCACCTATCATTTTTAAAGGACGCATACCGAAAGCAGCATCTTGATTTGCCATTTAAGTCTCCTTAAAAATTACTAGTTATCACTCTTCTTGCCACCAAATCGAACTTGAGATTTTCTTTCTGGCTTTAAGATCCTTCCAGCAGAAGATTCAGGTTGGCTTGCCAACTCTTGATCATAAACTGCCATCTGATTTGAAGTTTTTTTACGGAAATATTCATCCCTACTTTCAGCAACTTCTTCTGGTATTCGTGCTAATAATAAACCTCCCTGACCGATTACTCCAGCATTTTTACCTTCATCGATAGTTGGGGTTTCAAAGTCAGGATATTCATCTGCACGTACTAATTCGTATCCTTCTCGTCTTCGTTTAAAGACATTTGATTTGTCATCATAGTCCATTACACGTTCTCTTATCCACCTGTGTTTATACCCAACAGGAGCTTCGGGTGCATCAAGGGTTGATGGTGGCTTCCAATCAGTTTTTCTTTCCTGTTTTTCACGAGTAGCAGACTCTCGATTTGATCTATCAGCCATCTTATGCTCCTTTTTGCAGTTTTATTTTTTGCTGTGCATATTTTTCATATGGCACACCAAGTCTATCAGCAGTTCGTCTTTCACTTTCGGTTAAGACTACTCTCTGTTTTCGTCCAGATTTGACAGAAGCTCTGCCATTTACAGGTGCAACAGTTTGGACGTTAGAACTATTGCTCTGATCGTTTGGAAACAATTTAGCCATTTCCTTATCTATTTCTTCATAGTAGCTGTCTTCTGTGGCTTCGTATCCCATAGCACTTACCTTTTTGTCAGCTAACATTAGAGCTAAATTTTTCTCAATTTCATCATCTTTGCCATACCAAGGGTTTTTAGCTATCCATGCTTTTATTTTCGGATTGTCCTCGATGCTGGTTTTTTTGGTTTCTTGATTTTGACTGCTTTGTCTCTCATTTGCTTGAGTTGCTTGTTGTTGCTCTCTGTTTTGCTTAAGGACTCTAAGTCTTTCTTTTTCAATATTGACTTGAGAAAGAGCAGTGGTTGCTTCAGCAATTTTTTCAGCATCTTGAGCATCAATAGCCTCCTTTAGTAATTGCTTAACTTGAGCTTCTTGTGAATTAACTCTGGTGTCAAATTCATTGGTGTAGCCATTTGTATATGTTTCAAGTTGTTTTCTAAGTTTTTGGTTTTCTTCTTCAACCTGCTTGCCATATGAAATAGCATTATTTGCATCATCTTCTGCTGCTTTTCTT